TAGCTACGGCAAAATCGGATTCAATGAAGAAGGAAATAAACAAATTTTTATATTTTTATAGATTTTTGGCAACGGTAGTGAGGTGCAAGAAGATGGCGGAAACTAGAGTTTATTTCAATCCAATATTTAAACAAGCAAATGAAACAAGATGTCGATATCGTTGTATGAGAGGTAGTGCTGGTAGTGGTAAAAGTGTAAATATAGCACAAGACTATATCTTAAAATTAATGAACCCTAAATACAAAGGTGCTAACTTATTAGTTATTCGTAAAATAGGGGATTGGAATCGTCAAAGTACATATAGCGAATTAGTATCTGCGATTAATCGTATATGTGGTAGTATGGCGGATTTTTATTGGGATATAGGTAAATCACCATTAGCACTGCGATGTAAAACAACAGGAAATGAAGTATTATTCCGTGGTATGAAAGATGATAAACAACGTGAAGGTGTTAAGTCTGTTACTTTTACACGTGGTAAATTAACTTGGATTTGGGCTGAAGAAGCAACAGAATTAGAAGAAAATGATATAGATATATTAGATGACCGCTTGCGTGGAAAACTGATTAATGAAAATCTATATTATCAAATAACATTATCTTTTAATCCTGTATCTGCAACTCATTGGATAAAAGCAAAATATTTTGATACACCACGAGCATCGATATTTACACATAAATCTACTTATCAAGATAACCTATTTATCGATCCAGCGTATAGTGAGCGTATGATGATGAGAAAAGAACAAGATCCTGAAGGATATCGTGTATATGGTCTTGGTGAATGGGGTTTGCTTGGCGGACAATTCTTTTCTAACTTCTCGGAAAAACGACATATCGTAAAACCTTTTAAAATACCAGATAATTGGGTGAGATTTAGAAGTATGGACTGGGGAAGTGCAAAGCCTTATGCTGTAGGTTGGTATGCAGTAGATTATGATGGTAATCTTTGGAAATATCGTGAATTATATGGCTATGGTGGTAAAGCAAATGTAGGGACAAAAGAAACAGCTGCACAAGTAGCTCAAAAAATAGTCGATAGGGAATGTGATGAAAAAATAGCTTATGGAGTATTAGATAGTGCATGTTGGGCCAATATAAATACAGGTGTTCCTACTGTAGCTGAAGAAATAAATAAAGTATTAATAAAAAATGGTCATACTACATTTAGAGAATGTGGTAAAGGAAGAATGGCTATGGCGGAAGAAATAAAATTAAGATTAGAAGGATATAAGCGTAAAGACGGAGTACAAATACCAGCTTTACGCTTTTTTAGTACATGTTTTCATAATTTGAGAACATTTCCTTTAGTTACTCATGATAAACGTCAGCCTGAAAAAATCGATACGAATGGTGAAGACCATTGTGTTGATGAAACAGGATATGCATGTTTATCTAGACCATATAAGCCAACAAGACCTGAAAAAGATGGTTGGAAGTTTAAGAAAAATGATTATGAAAATATAAGCCATGAACCTAGTGCATGGGCTTATTAAAAGGAGAATGTATGGTTTATTTTACAAAAATAAGTTCACCTGCAAATGAAAATATCATTGGTCTTTTAGTTCGTGGACATGCAAATTATGCCAAAAAAGACAAAGATGATATTGTTTGCAGTGCTGTTTCTGCTATCGCACAAACAGCATTATATGGTTGTAATGAATATAGTAAATGTAATGTAAATAAAATACAAAAAGGATATGTATCTTTTACTTGTGATAAAACAATACAGACAGAAGCAATAATAAAATCTGCTATATTGGGCTTAAAAGCAATAAAAGAGACATATCCAAAATGTTTTAAAGAGGAATAATAAATGTTTGATGAAGTAAATAATGATGTAAGAGCTGCACCAGAAGAAAATAAAATTGGGCTAGGAAAGATAAGAGAATGGTTTCAAGATGCTGTAGATAAATCAAGAGATTGGCGGAAAGATGCTAAAGAAGATTATAGATTTGTATCTGGTAAGCAATGGAAAAATGCAGATAAAGAACAGCTTGAAAAATTTGGTAGACCTGCAATTACTATTAATAAAATAAAACCACTTATGAATGTATTATCAGGATATCAAAGGCTTAATCGTTATGATATTTCCTTTTTGCCTAGGACAAATGATGATATGGAGCTTTGTAAAGTCCGTGAAGGTGTTACAAAGTATATCTTTGATGATTGTGATTATGAATATCAAGAGTCTCAAGTTTTTATGGATGGTGCTATTGGCGGTATTGGTTGGTTTTGGGTTTATTATAAATTTGATGAAGAGATGGGCGATGGAGAAATAAAAATTGCTCGTGAAAGCCCTTTCAATATGTATGTAGATCCAGAAGCAAAAGAAATAGATTATTCTGATGCTAATTATATTATTCGTGCTAAATGGGTTAATAAGGCTGATTTAATAAATGTATATCCAGAAAAAGCAGAAGAAATAAAAAATCAACAGCAAGAATATGACTCTATGGAACCAGTAGATGAACAATATGACCATCTATATTACAAAAGAGATTTACAAAAATTACGTTTAGTTGAATGCTGGTATAAGGTAAAAGTTAAAGAAAAAATTTATATAATGCCTGGTGGAAAAATAATTAATGAACAAGATATGCAAAATATATCTGAAGAACAATTAATGCAAATGTATTTGTCAGGGCAAATACCGATAGAACAAACAATTACTGTAGACAAGGTAAGGGTTTGTTCTTTTTTTGGCGGTGTTTTACTAGAAGATATCGAAAGTCCTTATGAACATGGACAAATACCATTTATTCCCTTTGTAGTATTTAAATTTTTTGATGAAGATGAGCCTGCTGGTATTGTCAGAGACTTAAAAGATCCACAGCGAGAAGTTAATAAACGTAGAAGTCAATCACTTCACATATTAAATACTTCTTCATATAATAACTGGATTCGTGAAACAGATGCACAATCTGATGAACAAAAAGCCCATATGAAAAAATTGGCTAGTCTTCCAGGTGGTGTAATAGAAGTTCAGCCAGGGACATTATCTCGTGGAGCTATGCAAAGATTAGAAGCACCACAGCCACCATTATCATTATTTCAAGCAGGACAAGAAGCTGCTGCTGATTTGCCTTCTATTTCTGGTATAAACGAAGCTTTAATGGGTGTAGATATGCCTGCTAATGCAAGTGGTAGAGCAATAGAATTAAAGCAAAAGCAAGCTATAACTCATATTGCACCAATGTTTGATAATCTTCGTAAATGTAAAAAACGTTTAGCATCGTTGTTATGGGGAAAACATGGTCGTAAAGGTTTAGTACAACAATTTTATACAGAAAAAAAGGTTTTTCGTATTGAAGGTGTTGGCGGAAAACCAGATTTTATCACAATAAATCAACAAGTTACACAAATAGGGCCTTTTGGGCAAGCTGTAACAACTACTTTAAATGATATAACTCAAGGTGATTTTGATATCATTGTGGCGGATACACAGGCTAGTGCTTCACAAAGACAAGCACAGATGTATTCACTTATTGACGCTGTTAAAACATTGGGTGTTCCAGGTGATGCTGTATTTGACTTAATCTTAGATTTATCAGATATCCCTAATAAAGAAGATATAAAACAGAGATTACAACAAAGACAGCAAGCACAACAAAAGGCACAAGAAGCTCAAGCTGCTGCTGAACAAGCAAGACAAATTCGTATGAGTAATTCTATTGCTTTTAAAGACGCACCACCTGCTATTCAGCTCGCTATGGCGGCAAAAGCAGGACTTATTGACCAAAAAATTGCTGATGAAGCTATTAAGCAGTTTGTTGCTTATAATTATCCACAATTATTACAACAGCAAGCAAATAAACAACAAGTGAATAATCAGCAAATTACAAATCAAATAATGCAAGCTATAAATCAAGGTATACCGACTAATCAGATTTTATCGCAATTAATTAATTTAGGTATACCAGCACAGACAGCTCAAATATTATTACAGCAAGTAAAAAATCAGGCAGAAATTAATAGTCAACCAATAAATCAAAATCAAGCACCACAACAAAATAATAGCAATATGACTTTAGCAGCTTTAAATTCGTTAAGGTCAGGAAATGTTCCAGCTATGTAATATGTAAAAGGAGAAAATATTGATGAAATATCGTAGAAGAGTAAATGAAGTAGAAGCCATAAAATTAAGTTTTAACAATGTAGAAGATTTAAAAAATATTCAAGATGTATTAGGCGAACCATTTTTAAATGTAGATTTTTCTGATGTTGAAAATCCAAGGCTTTTGGTCGAAGATTTTCATAAAAATAGAAAATTTACAGCTAGATTTAATAAAGATTATCTTGTAAAAAGCATTGATGGAAAAGTATATCCTGTACCAAATGAAGTGTTTGAAAAAGTCTTTGAGCCTATTTATCAGATTGATTATCAAAACGATGAAGATAAGGAGTAATTTGTAATGGCGGTAAGAAAAATAACAAAAGCAATTAGTAAAGAAGTGGAAGATAAAAATACTCAAGAACAACAATCTAGCAGTCAAGTAAGAGAACAAGTAGATGAAAAAAACGAACCAGTAAGTAAAATAGAAGAACTGCAAAAATCAGTAGAAGATTTATGCGGTAAAATTTTAGATTTTAGTATTGAACGTATGGATAAATTCAAGAATAATCCAGGTTATCAATTAACTGAAGAGGAAAGAGAAACTATAAATACTTTTATGAATGTAGCCGAACGTATGGATAATCTATTAAATAAGAAGACTGGTCTGAACTTTGCAGATAAATTACTTAATAAAATTTGAGTTAGGAGATATATTATGGACGTATTAAGAATTTTTAATTTGCAATTATTTGCTGAAGATGATTTTGAAGATAATCAAACTGATTCTGATGTTGTAGCTGATGAAACAGTAGATGATGTAGATAATACTGAAGATGATGAAATAAGTATTCCTGAAGAGTTTGAAGGATTAGATCCAGAGATTGTTAGAGAATTTACTAATAAATTTAGAGAACAACAAAAAGCTGAAGATGAAAAACTTGAAAGTAAAAAAGATGAGCAAGAAGAACAGCAATCTAAACAAGATGATGAAGAAAAAATAGAAGATAAATCTACCGAAGGTATTGAAGAGCAGCTTGCTAAATTACGCAAAGAAAATGAGCAACTAAGAAAACAACAAGAGCAAATTCCTAAACAACAGGAATTTAGACCTGCACCTTTTAAACCTATTAAATTAGAGCAAGTTCCAATTGAATTTGCACGTACTGTAATAAGTGAAGCCAAAAAAATAGCTTTAAAATCAGTTAATTTAACAGAAGAACAATTAAATGATTTAGAGTTTGAAGATAATGGTGCTCAAAAGAAAGCGGATTATGAAGCAGCTTTTGAAATTGCTAAAGATAATATTATGAGCAATGTTAATAGTGAATTAGCATTGAGAAATCAAAGAAAAGAAGCATTTATACAGGCTCATAGAGAAAATATGGCGGCATTTAAATCCTTTGAAAATGAACAAAAGAAAGATACACATTTTAAAGAAATACAAGATTTTGCTATAAATGGATATTTTGAAAAGCAATCTGTGGTTAATCAAAATATAATTCGTGATGCTTATGCAAGATTAGAACGAGGAGTAGCTTCACCATCAGACCGATATACTATTGAATCTTATTTTGAAAATGCTAAACGTGAATATTATAAAGATATAAATGCAAAACAAAAAGAAAAACAAGATAAAGTAGTAAATAAATATAAACAAGCTAAAAAAATGCCACGAGCAGATAAACTATCAGGTGGCGGAGATACTTCAGGCAAAAGTGATGTAGATATTGCTATTGAAATGATGAATAACCGACCATGGGAAAAAATACCAGAGAAGTATCAAAAAATTTTATTAGGTGAATAAATAAAGAAAGAAGGTACTATATATGTGTTTAAGTAATTTTAAATTTAATGAAGACGAATTGAAAAGAGCATTTCCAAAATACTTTAAAAATATGGGTTTTGAAGGACGAGGAATGCAGATATCTTTACTAGCAAATATTGATTTAAGACTATTTGCAGAAACAATTGTTCCTGAAGAACTTGTAAAAAAAGCATGGGCAAAACAAACATGGACTACAGCTATGAAAGATTTATTCTTTGGCAAATTCATGGGTGAAGGTGTTAATAATATTATTCAAGTTCTGAATGATTTAGAGAAAGAAGCTGGAGATAGAATAACACAATCACTTGTACTTAAATTAAAAGGTGATGGTGTTACAGGAGATGATATCTTAGAAGGCAATGAAGAAAAAATGGAATACAGAAGCTTTGACTTCACTATTAACCAGCTCAGAAATGCTGTACGCCTAAAAGGTAAATTTGAAGAAAAGAAAAGTAAAGAAAATATGCGTAAAAATGCAAAAGATGGATTATCTATTTGGCTTAGAGAAAGAATTGATGATGATTTATTTAAAGTACTTACGAATAATCCAACAGCAGATAAAGTTATTTATGGCGGTACTGGTATTTCAGCTGAAGCTAATATTACAAGTACTGCTAAAATGAATACTACTGTTTTAGGTAAAGCAAAACGTTTGGCACAGATGTCTAATCCAAAAATCAGACCTGTTCGTGTTAATGGTGGAGAATATTATGTAATGGTATTGCATCCTTATCAAATTCGCGATTTAAAAGAAGATGAAAAATGGATTAATGCACAGCAATATGCTAATATTCGTGGCATGAAAAATCCTATTTTTACAGGTGCTACTGGTTTATATAATGGTGTAGTTGTACATGAAAATGAAAATGTTCCAATTGATCAAACTGGTGATAGTTCTACATGGGTAGGACATGGATTATTGTTGGGTGCTCAAGCAGGTGTAATGGCAAATGGTATTGATTTATCATGGAAAGAAAAATTATTTGACTATGATAACCAATATGGTGTGGCTATCTCTCGTACTTATGGTGTGGCCAAGTCTGTATTTAAAATTAATGGAAGTACACCTACAGATTTTGCTACAGTAAATATTTTAACTTCAGCTGTACCAGATTGATGAGGTATAACGATGTTAGCTGTAGAAGAATTAATAAAGCGAGTTAGAATTTTAGTACATGATGAGCAAGAAACAGGTTATGATGATATAGCTATACTAAATTGTTTGAATGCTGGTTCTAGATTTTTAAGACGTATGATTTTACAGTTAAAGCCAGAATTGTTGTCTAATGTGACTAAAGGTAATTTAAATACTAATGAAAATATAATTGAGTTGGATTTTATACCTGTAAAAATAGTAGATATTAGAATAAATGGCAAACGTATAATTTATAAAAGCCGTGCAGATATACTAAATATGGATAAGCACGGCTTCCCTTATGCTTATTTCATAACAGGTTTAAAGACTATAAATTTGTATCCTATACCTGATAAGCCTATTAATTATGAAATTTTAGCTGTAGAAGATATAAAAGAAATGACTTTGTCTGATGATGAGAATGGGAAAAGTCCTTTTCCTAATGAATTTGATGATATGCTAATTGAATATGCATTAATTCGATTATCTATGGGAAATGAGTTTGATATGTCTCAAGAAATGTCAGTTATGAGTCAAATAGTAGCACAATTAGAAAATATATTAAGAGAAAGAGATACAGTATATGTTATTTCTGGATATTATGATTCGTTGCCTGATGATTGTGATGTAATAAGGGCGGTATGGTAATGAAATTATCTACAAAACATGCTAATCAACAATCTGTGATGTTGCAAGATTTTACTGGCGGTCTTAATGTATCCTGTACAGAAAATCTAATAGCAGATAATGAATTATCTGAAGTAGTTAATATGGAAATAGACAGTAATTCTAAATTACTTCGCACAGTGCAGGGCACCGATACTTTATATACTACAAATGAATATACATTTAAAAGTGCAGCGTTTGATATTTTAAATTCTGCACTTATTTTATTTACAGAAGATAATAAAATTCTGGCCACAAAAGATTTTTCTGAAGTAAAAGAAGTTGGAACTTTAACGGGAACAGGCGAAGTGATAACTGCTATGTGGGAAGATGGTCTTTTGATTGCTAGTGGCGGTAAGCTTCAATATGCTAAGGGGCTTGAAAATATAGAAACTATAGAAACAAGCCCTGAACATTGTAACGGTGTGTATATTCGTTCTGGTCGTGTGCTCGTTTTTGATGATACAGACCAGGTGTTATTTAGTGGCGTTGGCGATGAAACCAATTGGACTCAAGACTCAAACGACCCATCGGCAAGTCTATTTGCTCAAATTGGATATAAAGTTGGCGGTCATATTATGGGCATGGTCAATATGAGTAAAGATATTTTATTCATAAAATCAAATGGAATGGTTTTCCGCTTAGAAAATGAATATCCAGATTGGCGAATTAGTGAATTAGGAAGAAATATATTCTGTAAAGGTACTGCTAGTTATTGCAACATGGTTAATAGTGTTCTGATTATGAGCGATATATCATTACAAAACATTCAAACGACGCAAGAATACGGCGATATGAAACCTACAAATATAGGCTCTAAAGTTGCCAGTAAGATTGCAAACCTACCTAGTAATACAAAGCTTTGTTATGTACCACCATTAAATCAGGTATGGTGTATTGGTGAAAATGGTTATGTGCTTGTATTAGATTGCAATACGAATGCTTTTTTTCAAAGACAGTTTAATGATGTGGCGGTCGATGTGCTTAGTATAAACAATGATGTATATGTGATAAAAGAAAATGCTATATGCAAGTTAAATGCAGGTAAATTTTATGATAATGATGAGCCATTGATATTTAAAGTGCGAATGAAAACACGTTTAGCAAACTATGAATATTTAGTAAAAAGAATAACTATTTGTGTTACACCAATGAATTATGAATATACATCAAACTCTCATTTTGATGTAGGTAAGATTTATATACCATTACCGTCTTTTGTTCCTAGTAGTTATATATATGGTAATAGACGTGATATTTTTGATGATGATGAGCCAATAGGATATAGAAATAATAAAAACATTTATGTACCATCTACAGAAAAAATAAAAGATGGTTATGATTCTGTATATGATAATGAAACTGAAATATCATTAATGGAGACTATTAGAAGAACAACAAGAGTAGTTTATAGGACTCCAAACATAAGGTTAGGCGGTAGTGGTATGGGAGAAAGTTTTATTCTTAATTATATATATATTGATTTTGTGGAGGTGTAATAAATGCAACATGATTTACCATCACCATTGCCAACTATACAAAATGGAGAATTGAAAATAATTTATCCTTTAAATTTTGTATATCGTGGCGATAATACAGAACAATTTGCACGTAAATATACAAAGGAACTTGAAAATGTATATAAAATATTAACAAGTTTAATAAGTAATCAATCTCAAAATATAGGTAATATCCCGTATTCTATAAAAATAGAAGATGATAAATTTTATATACGAAACAAACAAAATGATAATTGGGTGTTTTTATTTAATATTTTAAATCCAGATTTAGGAAATAACGAAACAGTATCTGAACATATTCAAGAAATATTAGATAGTTCAAAACAAGCTATAAATGCAGCTAAAGATGCAGAACAATTTATGGTAAATGCTAGAAAAGCTACACAAAAAATATCGCTTAGAACATATGAAACTATCAACGATATGAAAAAGGAAACTGATATACAAGCAGGAATGAGTTTGTATATACAAGGAGCTGAAACGTTTAATGATGGTAAGGCAGCATTCTATGTAGTAAAAGAAATGGCTCAATCTGTAGTTGATGATGATTATGAGATTGTAAAATTAAAAGAAGGTTTATATGCTATAAGAATTTTAGAACAAGATAAATATTTAGCATTAACTGGTGGTACTGTAAATGGGAACGTAAATGTAAATGGTGATTTAACAATAAGTGGAATAATAGGTGGTCATTTAAAGGGAACAGCAGATATATCAACTAAAGCAATAAATGATAATAACAATAATAAGATTGATGAAACATATATAAGCAATATTACTTTTAAAGATGGCGTTATAACGTTAGAAAAAGGAAATAAAGATAAAAACAAATTTATTATAGATAATTTTGAAGAATCGCCGACAGTACCTACACCAGAAGCAGGAGATATCAGCCTTAAAATAGCAAATACAAAATTTGTAAATAATCTTTTTAATTTATGGGGCGGAATATTAGATAGTACTACAAATAATGATGATATAAATATTGAATTTGCAAATGGTATATGTATTAAATTTGCAACAGTAAATATAGGAGAAAGCGATAATACACAATCTACTATTTCTTTTTCATCGGCATTTAAAAATAATATTTTATTTGTTTTCCCATCTTTTGGAGATGTTACAGAAAAAACAAATAATAATTTTATTATTAGTTATTCAAATTCTGAAAAAAAGTCAAAAATAAAATATATTGCTATTGGATTAAATAAATAAAGGAAGGAAGAATATGGAACATGAAATAATTGAAAGAAAATATGGATTACCAGAAGCATTGCCATTAATTAGAAATGGAAAATTAAGTCCAATATATCCTTTAATTTTAGAACATCGTGGTGATGATTTTAGATTATTTGGCGGTAAATATATTGGTGAAATTCTAAATATATATGATTTACTTTATAAATTAGCTACATGGCAAGTAATAGATGAAAATAATCCATTTGAATATGAAGCTAAAATTGAAAATGGTAATTTATACTTTTATGTAAATAGTAAATGGGTTTTAATTGGAAATATAACAAAACCATATTTTGGTGCTGTTGATAATATTGAAAATAAATTTAATGACCAAGTTGAAAACCTAGAATATATAAGTAGAGAATTTGAAAATATTGCAAATAATATACAAGACAATATTACTAAAATAAAAGATTCTGTTGAAAAATCAGAACAAAATGCAAAAAATTATGCACAAAATGCAAGTGTTTTTGCCGAACAAGTAAATGAAATAGCAGAACGAATGGGAATAGTAGAATTAATAAATGCGTCAAAAGCATTAATAAGATTTAGATGTGTAAAAGGTCATCTAGTATTTCCTGTATCCAATTTTGTTATTGATGATGTTCTATATATTGAAGATATGGTTTATAGTGGAAATTTTAAATCAAATAAAATTACAATAAATTTAAAAAAGGTGATATAAATGGAAACAGTTTCTTATTTAAATGTTGGCGGTACTGATTATGAGCTTGCTGATAAACAAGCTAGAAACGATATTGGTTTAAAAGCAGATAAAGTAGAACTTGAAAAAGTCGCTAGTGGCTCACCTGCTGGAGTTTGTGATAATTTAGCAGCATTACAAAGTGCAGAAGATGTGGATAAAACTAGAATTTATTTAACACTAAACGATGGAAATTGGAATTATTGGAATGGTAGCACATGGGTAAGTGGTGGTGTATATCAAGCAACACAAATAGAAATAAATAGTTTGAGTCCTAATTTAATGACTTTTTTTAATGCTGTAGGTAATTTACTAAAAACAACTTCAATAATTGAGGGTAAAAATTTTGATGATACTGGAAACATTGTTGAAAACGAAACAACTTTTATTACGGATTATATAAAAGTAAAACCAAGCACAATATACAAAGTTTTTAGTCTTAATTGTGTTTTATATAATAGCAATAAAAACAAAATAAAAACAATTACATCTCCTGATGGAAGTTTAGTATTTACGTTTACTACAACAGAGGATACCACTTATATAAGAACAAGCGGTGGTATAGAGGCAATCGAAAACAATTCTTTGTTTGTATTTGAAGGACTAAAAGACTCGGACAAATTTAAAGATATAAAAGGACATTCTCTAAATGATGAAATTCTAGTTAAAATTGACAACACTAATTTAAATGACAAAGTTGTTGGTTATAATAAAACTGATTTTATAAACCGATACGGAAATCTATTAAAATCATCTTCTTATACAAGTAACAAATATTTAAAAAATGACGGAAGTATAATTGACGGCAGTGATGATGACTTTGTAACCGATTATATATTAGTAGAGCCAAATACAACATATAAAATATTTGCGTATAACGTAAATTTATACAATAAAAATAAAGAATTTTTACAAGCTGTAGAACATAGCGGAACTATATTCACGTTTACCACCACAGAAGATACGTTATATATAAGAACAAGTGGTGCGATAACTGCACTTGAAAATGGTTTTTTATATCTATTGAAAGAAAACGATAACAATAAAAACCAAAGAATATACATTGATAAAAATATTAAAATAGATGATAGATATTTTTTAGATTTAAAAAATAATATGCCTAAATTAGCGGAAGGGAAAAACGCAAGAGATTTTGGCGATATTGGTAATAAATGCTATTTTTTAGGAAGATGGATAAAAACAGATAATGGAATGTATACAACATTATCTGGAGCTAAAATTTTTACTAGAGTTAAGAATACATCTACAGTAGCTTTTGATTTTTCTGATACAACTAATTATATGCTCCGCTTTGCTTATAAAGTGGATAATAATGATTATGTAGTTATAGAAGATAGCACATCTTTTACAATTTCTGATTTGGATAAAAATATAGAACACTATATAGAAGTAGTTATAACATCTATGCGCACAGCAACGTTTGCAAGCAATAATGGAGTATATTTAAAAGATATTACCGTTGACGCTGATGGTGAAGCTATAGCTGTAAAACCTGAATGTAGAATAGGGTTATGCTTTGGTGATAGCATAAGTGAAGGCTGGAATGTTAACGGAGATAACAAAAATTCACATCATTTAAATTTTTTAAGTCAAACGAGTAAGTTTTTAAAATGTGGGTTTGTAAGTATTGGTAGAGGTGGAATTGGATATATAAGTAAAAGTAATTCGGATTGGTTGCCTGTAAAAGGTACCGAAGGAGAAGAAACAGCTTATAATGCTAATGGTTCTTATATAGATTGCCTTAATAGTAGTAATAAACACATTGATGAAAAAGTAGATTTTATCCTTATTGAATTAGGCACAAATGATAATGTAACTGATTTAGAAAGTTATAAACTAATTGTAAAAAACTGCGTAAATAGAATAAAAAATAAATATCCTGGTAGAATTATAGTTGGCTTAATTCCACTTAATGGTAAAAATAAAGAGATTTTAACGGAAGCATACGAAGAAATTAATATAATTATTATAGATTGTAGTAAATATCTAGTTTCTACAACAGATAATGTACACCCTGATTTACAAGGCAGTATAAATTTCGGATATTGCTTGAGTGAAGATTTATTAAATATTTTTGGTAAATCATATTTTTTAATTTAAGAAGGTGATTAAAATGCAGGAGTTTTTGGCGGATATGGTTTCATTTTGTAAAACGATTATACCAGTCCGATTAGAGATTGAATGGGGAGCGTGTTTCGCCACAGTGGGGACTATATGTAGTCATTTATTCGGCAGTTGGTCAAACTTGTGGGAAGCTATTCTATTATTAATGGTGTTAGATTATATAACAGGTCTTTTATCAGCCTGGATAAATCCAAACAAAAAACTTGATAGCAGAAAAGGTTGGCGAGGATTAGCAAAAAAGGCTGTCATCGTCATTATTATTATGGTGGCACATACGGCAGATATTGTTTTCAATCAGGGAACGATAACACGAGATATCGCTATAATGTTTTACATCGCAAATGAAGGCTTGAGCATATTAGAAAATGCTACAAACTGTGGTGTACCAGTTCCAACTAAATTAAAAAATAACCTAGCACAGTATGCCGTGCAAAAAGAAAAGATTAGAAAGTGAAGAGAAAGAAGGAATAATAATGATTAGAAATTATATTAGTGTAAAATTAATTAAGGCTGAACCATGTAAGGCATGGAAAGATTTCAAAGGTCATATGACTGGTGATGAAGGTTATAAAATTTATTATCCTGATGGTTATGTATCTTGGTGTCCTAAAGATATCTTTGAAGCCCAGTATTTAGAAATGCAAAAAGAAGATACTGTAACACAAGAAGATGTTAGTAATTTCATTGATAAAGTAGAGTCTTGCCAAATAGGAGAAAAAACAACTCTTACACAGGTAAAATTAAAAAATAATTTTACGATAGAAGAAACAAGCTCACCGATAGATGCTAAAAATTTTGATATGAAAATTGGTGAACAAATCTGCATGAAGAAAATAGAAAATAAAGTATGGGACTTTTTAGGCTTCTTATGGTTATGTGCTAAATGTGGATTTAAAGGTAATAAATAATTATGGAATTAAAAGATACTGTAAATATGATGCTAAGCGATGATTACAAAGAACACTTTAAAGCAGAGTATATTCAAGAAAAAATTAGAGCTGTAAAATTAGAAAATATACTTAAAGCATATAAAGATAATAAATTAAATTATAAACTAAAATGCCCATATGAACTTCTTTATGAACAACTTGTATTTATGAAAAATAAGTTACGTATTTTAAGTGAAAGAGCAAAAGTTGATGATGTTAATTGCTATTATTATGGTCCCAATTAGCATTGCTCTTTTTGTTATTGTCGCAGGTTTAATTGTTAGATATTTTATTGTTAAGAAATTTAAGTTAAAAGAAGATAAACAAACAAATAGGATATTCTAAAAATATAAGGTGGGGAGGAAATGTGTCCAATGAAAACATAAGAGAGTTAGCATATGAAGATTATTGTGCAGGACTGAAATATAAAGAAATCGCCGATAAATATAATGTAAAATTATCGACTATAAAATCATGGGCAACTCGATATTGGAAAAAGAAAAAGTTGCAACCAAAAGAAAAAGTTGCAACCAAAAGTATAAAAAGGTTGCAACCTCAAAACGAAGATACAAGTCATAAAATAGTAAAAGAATTAAAAGATGCAGTAATGTCTGATGATAGTCTAACTGCCGAACAACAAAAGTTTTGTATATATTATGTGATGAGTAATAATGCATTACAAAGTTATTTGAAAGCCTATAGATGCAGTTATGAATGTGCCAGTGCATCAGCTTATAGATTGTTAGGTAAAGTTAGAATAAAAGAAAAAATAAATGAGTTAAAAGAAATCATGCGTGAACATATACAGTTGGATGTTAACGACATGGTTATTTTTTTATCTAAAGTTGTTAAATCAGACATACGAGATTATTTAAAGTTTGGTAGAAGAACGATTGAGTTGTCTGAGGGCAATACAATTACAGTAAATTTTGTTGACTTATTAGATAGTGATACTGTAGATACATCATTAATTCAAGAAGTTAAGCAAGGGAGAGATGGTGTTTCATTAAAATTAGTAGATAAGCGTTGGGCTTGGGAAAAATTAGAAAAATTATTAGGATGGACCACACAAGAAGAAGCATCAGAAGAAGTAATAATTATTGATAATATTCCAGAGGTATCAGATGATGAGTAAAAAGCGAATAGAGTTAATAAATTTAATACAACCTGCTTTTTATAAAATACATCGTCAAATACACAATCATGAATTCACACATTTTTGGTTTGCTGGTGGTCGTGGCAGTACTAAATCGTCAAAGGTAAGTATAGATATACCTTTGTTACTTATAAAAAATCCTAGTTGCCATGCTGTTGTATTAAGACGTGTAGGTAATACATTAAGAAATAGCGTGTATCCTCAAATTAGTTGGGGAATTAATAGTTTAGGGTTAAGTAATAAGTTTGATAAAAGTATATCGCCATTAGAATTTACTTATAAAAAGACTGGCCAGAAAATATTTTTTCTAGGTTGCGATGATGAGATGAAGATAAAATCATTTAAACCACCGTTTGGATATGTAGGTATGGTATGGTTTGAAGAATGTAATCAGTTTGTTAGTATGGAACAAATACGTTCACTTCTGCAGTCATTATTGCGTGGTGGTTCGAAATACTGGGTATTTTATTCATATAATCCACCCAAAAGCAGAGATAATTGGGTAAATTTAGAAGTATTGCATGATGAACCAGATAAAATAGTAAATCATAGTTCATATTTAACTGTTCCGAGAGAATGGTTGGGAGAACAGTTTATTTTAGAAGCTGAAAAGTTAAAAAATAAAAATTATGACCGTTATAGGCACGAGTATTTAGGCGAAGTTACAGGTAACGGTGGAAATGTTTTTGATAATGTAGAAGATATTAGGTTAACAGATAAACAAATTTATGAATTTGATAGATTGCGTTATGGTATTGACTTTGGTTTTAGTATTGACCCATTAGCTTTTACTGCGATGCAGTTTGATGCTAAACATGAAAATTTATATATTTTTGATGAAATATATCAGCAAAAATTAAAAAATAGTACATTAGCTAGAATGATTAAACCTAAATATAAAGGAGCATTGATTTATGCCGATAGTGCAGAGCCTAAATCAATAGCAGAATTAAGGGATTATGGACTAAACATTATAGGTGCAAAAAAAGGACCTGATAGTGTTGAATATGGTATGAAATTTTTGCAAGATTTAAATCGTATATATATCGATCGTAAACGTTGCCCAAATACGTACAATGAATTTATAAAGTATGAGTATGAAGTAAATAAAAATGGAGAGTTTATTTCCGCATATCCAGATAAAAATAACCATGCTATAGATAGTGTTCGTTATGCATTAAATGATTTAATTACTAAACGTAAATTAAAAGTAGCTAATAAATCTATGTTAGGTTTATAGGATAAAGATTGGATGGAGGAATTAATATTTTTATTCAAGCTGATATAAACGAGCTATCTAATAATGATTTGAGAATATTATTAGGTAGACATGAAAAAGAAATAAAAGAATTAAATAAATTATATGATTATTATTTTGGTGAAAGTAAAATAAAACACAAAAAAAGGGAAGACCCTTCTGCACCTAATAATAAACTGGTTAATAATTATTGTTCATATGTTTCTGATATGAGTACAGGTTTTTTTATTGGAAAACCAATTAGCTATACGTCTGAAAATGAAGATGCTTTAAAAAAGATAAACGAAATTTTTAAATATAATGATGAGTCAGCTCACAATATGGAATTAGCTGAAACTGCAAGTATATGTGGTTGTGCGTATGAATTATTATATCTTGATGAAGATGCTAATATAAGATTTACTTCTCTAGATCCTAGAGAAGTTATTTTGATAGCTGATGCTACAGTTGGGCAAAACATAAAATTCGCTATACGTCATTATCGAATATATAGTTTGGATGGAACATCATATATCACTTATATTGATGTGTATGATAATGAAAAATGTAAAAAATATAAATATGATAGAAATAAATTTGAATTATTAAGTGAGAATTATCATATGTTCGATTCTGTCCCTATTATAGAGTATAAAAATAACAAATATTCTATAGGTGATTTTCAAAAACAAATATCTCTGATTGATGGTTATGATAAAACACAATCACTAACTTTAGATGATATGGAAGATTTTACAAATGCATTTTTAATATTAAAAGGTTTTGGGTATGGTGAAGAAAATGTTAATGAAGCTAAAATGATGAGAAAATTAAAAATGCTTTTTTTCCCAGATGGTGAGTGTGGAGCAGAATGGTTAACAAAAACTATTAATGATACATTCATTGAAAATATGAAAAACAGATTGAATGCAGATATTCACAAGTTCAGTTTTGTTCCTGATATGACAGATGTTAATTTTGCTTCTAACGCTTCTGGTGTGGCTATTAAATATAAACTTATAGGATTAGAACAAATACGTAGTAGAAAAGAACGTTTTTTCAAAAAGGCAATCCAAAGAAGAATTGAGCTTATTTTTGGGGTTTTATCAATGTTGGATAATGATTTTGATTTTAGAGATATTGAACTTACTTTTAGTGATAATATACCTGCTAATATTAAGGAACTGTCTGAAATAGTTAAATCACTAACAGGCATTGTATCACAAACAAAATTATTAAGCTTATTACCTTTTATAAATGATCCACAAAAAGAAATGGAAACTATAAATAAAGAAAATGAAGATAGTTTAGAAACACAGCAATATATATTAAATGCTGGTGGTGAAGGTGATAATGAATAATGAGCAATATTGGCAAAAAAGAGCAAAAGAACGTGAAGAAAAATGGCTAAATAAATCTAAATCAGAAATAGAAACAGAAATAAAAAATTTGTATATAAGAGCTTTAAGAAATATACAAAAAGATATAAATGACCTTTATGAAAGATTTTCAGATGAAAATGGCTTAAGTCTGGCGGATGCTAAAAAAATAATTACAAGTAATGAGTACTCTGTATGGAGAATGGATATAGAAGATTATGTAAAACAGGCTAATATAGATAAAGAAATCTTAAAAGAATTAAATACTTTAGCTATGCGTTCTAGGATAAGTCGTTTAGATAAATTACAAGCAGAAATTCTTGTAGAATTATCTAAAATGGCAGATGGATATGATAGTAAGTTAACAGAATACTTAAAAAAAGCATTAACAGATAATTACTATCAATCTGTTTTTGATATTTGTAAAGGAATTAATATCTTAATGCCAGTGTCTATCTTAGACCAAGAAGCAATAGAAGATATTATTCGTACTTCTTGGTCTGGCAAACAATTTAGTAAACGTATATGGAATAATACAACTAAATTATCTAAAGTGCTAAAAAAAGAAATAAGCGATGCTATTATTAGAGGTATTAATGCTCGTGAAATGGCAACTGTTATATCTAAAAAGATGAATTCTGGATACAAACAAGCGATTACATTAGTTCGCTCGGAACTTAATTATGTAAATAATCAAGCTGGGCTAAAAAGTATTAAAGATTCTGGCGGTCAAGAATATAGATTTATTGCTACTTTAGACCGAAGAACATCAGAAAAATGTAGGAAACTTGATAATACTATTCATAAAGTTGATGAAGGTGTTCCAGGAAGTAATATGCCACCTATGCATCCACGTTGCAGGTCCACAATTTCAATAACCAATTTGACTACAAGTACTGTAAGAAAAAGAATTTCAAGACTTAATGGAGAAATAAAATATGTTCCAGCAGATATGAACTATTCTGATTGGGAAAAAATATATATAAAAAAATCCATGACATTAAATGAATGGGAAAATAATAGTAACAATATTAAATTAAGCTTAAAAGAAAAAATAAGTAATATTGATTTAAAAACTTGTACTAAAGATGATATTATTAATATAGGAACTGAAGTATGCAATAGATTTAATATTATTGATAATATAGGAAATAAAGAAAAACTAAAAGAAATTTTTAGTAATTTTAGGGAAATGGGAGGAGAAGTAGGGAAAAATCAATGGGCTAAAGGCTGTAATACAATTACAAAGCAACAATTAAGCGAAGCTTTTTCGTACTATCCAAAAGATTGGGCAGAATATCTAGTTAATAACAATAAAAAATTATATACTTCTATTACACCAAATAGAGGTTTTTTTACTAAAGGGGCAGTAACACCTAGTGGTAGATATTATGCTACTAAATATGAAAATTATGAGGAAGATTATATATCCATTCATATGACAGGGCAAAGAAAACAAACGCCTTATCATGAATTAGGACATTATGTAGAATTTTTTAATAAAGATGCACTTAGAATTTCAAAAGAATTTATAAAAGCTCGTACAAAAAATGAAAATTATATAAAACTAACAGATTTATTTCATGGATTGGGTTTTAGTAATAAAGAGATAGTTAAACCAGATGATTTTATTACTCCTTACATTGGTAAAGAATATAAGGAAGCTTCAGAAGTATTAAGTATGGGGTTAGAGGTATTATATGAGCCTAGTGAAATACTTAAAAAGATTGAAGTTGTTGATGGAAAATATCAACCTATTTATGCTAAAATAGAAGATGATATGGAGTTTCTATATTTAATAGTAGGTTTAATTCTTAAAGCCTAAAAGGGGTAGTTGATAGAATGACAATTATTGAAAATGATATGTCTAACGTAATACAATTATTGAATGATAAAGTTGAAGAATATAAAAATATATTTGGTAGAAATTCTCTTGATTATGTAATTATTTGTGATCCAAGATTAATGGATGTTGATAATTTTAATAGCGGAATAAAAAAACTTGAAGAGGCTATAAAAAATAACAAACCTATTGAACCTATTCCAAAAGAAATATGGGAAAACTTAATATTTTAGAAAAAACACTTACAAAATAGTAAGTGTTTTTTTATTGAGAGGTTTATATGATAAAAATATGCATAGAAACAGATGGATATAAATTTATTGGATATAATATATTTGGTCATGCTAATTTTGCTCCTAAAGGGAAAGATATAGTTTGTAGTGCAGTATCTAGTATTGCACAAACAGCAATACTAGGTTTAAATGAAATATTAAAAAAGAATATTATTTTTGAGCAAGATATTAGTCTGGGTTTTTTAAAGGTAATGATTAATAATCCAGATAAGGACTCGGATTTAATTATAAGAACAATGGCATTAGCATTAGAAAGACTAGAAAAAATATATCCTCAAAATATATCAGTAAAATATAATAAGCTTAATTAAACGTCTGTAAATACAGACGTTTTTTTATTTATAAAGTGAAAGGAGTTATTTTATTATGGATTTTAAATTTATTTTTAACTTACAGTTATTTGCTGAAGGAGAAGAAGGTAAAGGTGACCCTTCTGAAGGAGGTGAAGGAGGAAAACCACCAGCAACAGATCCAGAAACAAAAAAGGTGGATGTTGATTCAGAAGAATTTAAAAATGAACTTAACAAGCGATTAGAAGCCAAATTAGCAGAATGTATTAGTTCTGAAAGATCTAAATGGGAAAAAGAATTTAAGAAAAAAGCTGAGAATGAGAAAAAAGAGCAAGAGCGTTTGTCTAAGTTAAGCGAAGACGAACGTAAAAAAGCTGAATGGGAACGTAAAGAAGCTGAGCTTACTGAGCGTGAAGAAGCTTTAAAACTAAAAGAACAAAGAGCTGAAGCTGTTGCTGTATTAAATTCTAGAGGTATTCCTATTGAATTTATGCCATTTTTAGTTACAGGAACTGACAATGATAAAAATATGGAAAACATTACTACCTTTGAAAAGGGATTAAAAAAATTAGTTGATGAAAAAGTTAAGGAAAAATTAAAGGGTAAAGTGCCTTCTGCTGGTGGTGCAAGTAGTACAAAAACTTCAACTAAATTTAATATGGCTGATATTATCAAACAAAATCAAGTAAAAAGATAAAGGAGAATTATTATGAATTTGATATTTGATTTACAATTATTTGCGGATGAAGAATTTTTAAAAGATAATTTAGCGGGATTTGTTCCAGTACAGAAAGTTAATGAAATTATTGCTTTAACAACTAGAGGGTCTTCTATTCTTAGATTATCTAGAATAGAACAAATGGATTCTGATACAATGCAAATACCTTTAATGACAGATGGACCAGGAGCTTATTGGGTAGGTGAATCTGAACGTATTAAAACAGATACTGCAGAATGGATTTTCCCACAACTTAAGGCTAAAAAAATAGCAGTAATCATTCCAGTAACAAAAGAAAAAATAAATGATACAACCATTGATGTATTTGAGCAAATTAAACCTCAAATTGCGGAAGCGATTGCTAAAGCTCTTGATGCTGCATGCTTATTTGGAACAGGTAGCCCATTTGAGAAAAATATTTATGGGGTTGCGAATGATAATGAACATAAAATTGTTTTAGGCACAAATGAAAATGCATTAGATTTAGATTTATCTGATGTAATGGCATTAGTTGAAGACTCTGGAGAAGATGTTAACGGATTTGTAGCTTCTTATAAATTAAAAAATAGTTTGAGAAAACTTCGTAATGCAAATGGAGATAATTTATATGTTCCTGGTGTAGATCAAAACCAGTTATACAGTAATCCTATTGAGTTTGTAAGAAATGGCGGTTGGGATGATAAAAAAGCTATAGCTATTGCTGGAAATTGGAACTATGCTGTAGTTGGTATTCGTGATGAAATTTCTTATGAGGTATTAAAAGAAGCTACACTCAATAATGTTACTATGAGTGATGGTAAACCATTATCTTTAGCTGAAAATGATATGATTGCAATAAAAGCTACTGCTCGTTTTGCTTTTTTACCAGTAAAAGAAAAGGCATTTGCAATGCTTGTTCCAAGTGATGCTGATGAATTAAAAGCTAAAACAGATGAAGCACATACAGATGAAAATGAAGTTGCTTAGAGGTGTGTTTAATGTTAAATAAATATACTAATGGTAAAAATATCATATATGCTACAAGAAAAGCCTTTAATCTTTTATATAAAGATAGGGGCTTTTTCTTATATGAAGAAAGCGAGAAAAAAAATGGATTACAAAAAAAATCCAATATTAAAATCACCAAAAGAAATAGCATCGGAAATAGTGGAACAAATCAAAAAACTACTTCCACAAGAAAATCCGCTGGTAATAAATGAGAATTTATTAAATTTTAATATCGAAGCTCTTGTAAGACGTATTTTGAATTATTGTAATAGAAAAGATTTACCAGAAGCTGTAAAGATGAGTATTATAGAACAGTTTTATAATAAAATTATTTCTGATAATGAATCTAATAATTTAAGTGAAGTAGATATAAGAAATTTAAAAAGATTAAAGATGAATGATACTGAATTTGAATTTAATTTCCAGGAACAAGTAATAGTTGAAAAAAATTCTATTTACTTTTTTGAGCAATTAAAACCGATGTTAAATATTTATAGAAAAGTTAGGGGATTTTGTTGAAAATATCTAGTTTGCAAAAATATTTAGATGCACTTATGTATAAAGATAAAGTTACTATCAAACGGTCCCAAATAGTATTATTGGAAGATGGTTCGGATAAATATAATCTGGCTGAGATATATGTAGATATACCATGTAAATTATCTCAGAATAATCGAAGTATATTATCAGATAAAAACGATAGAGCAACTAGTATATCTGAAGATTATATACTCACTTTATCTCCAAACTATGAATTAAAACCAAATGATGTGGCTATAATAACAACAAATCTTAATCAGAAACTAATTTTAGATATAATTAAACCCTTTAAATATCCTACGCATATGGAAGTAAGTGTAAGAAAGAAGAGTGATGCATGAAGTTAGATGGTTTTGATGAGCTAAATAAAAAATTAGTTCAAATATCTAAAAATCAAGCTATTCAACGTAATAGATTTGTAGCTCGTGAAGCAGAGAATTTATTATCTAACACAAAAAACTATACTCCTGTTGCTGAAGTTGATGGCGGTACTTTACGTGAAAGTTGGAAAAGAACACGAGCAAAAGAAGGTATTGTTCATGTATATAATAATACAGATTATGCTCTTCATGTAGAATATGGTCATCGTCAAAAAAAACGTTGGGTTCCAGGCAGATGGGAAAATGGACACTTTGTTTATGACCCAGATGAGAAAGAATCTGGTATGATGTTAAAACCTAGATTTATTAAAGGGTATAAAATGCTTTCTAGGGGACTTTTTGATATTAAACAAACATTTATACAAGATGCCGAAGCAATATTAGGAGATTTATTTAAGTGATTACTTTAGCAGATATTAGAAAAGCTATAACTACAGCATTAAAAAGTAAATTTCAAAATATAAAAGTATTTTTTGATGATGTAGAAAATAGTACAGATGATTATTTTTATATTGAATTTACACCAAAGTCAAAAACTATAGATGATATTTATACAAATAAAATTATTAAAATAGATATAGATTATGTATTGGCTTTAGATGAAAACAAAAAAATTGATAGGCGAAAATTGCAAGATAGTATTTCTAAAATTGATATATTATTTAGACCTATTTTTAAAGTAAAGGATAGAACTTTTACTGTTTTAGAAACATCTACTACTATTGTTGATGAAATTCTACATTTTAGCTTTGAATTAGATTTTGTGGATTGTTTAAGTGATGATGAATTTGATGGAATAAAGTATGAATTAATGCAAAATTTAGAAATGACATGGAGGAATAAATAACATGACATATCAAAAAAAAACATGGAAAAGTAAAGAATTGATAACAACTTCTGCTTTGCAAAATATTGAAAATGGTATCGAAAGTAATGATCTTGCTTTAACAAATAAATTAACGAAACCACAAAGTAGTGGGAAAAATGGACAACAACTGCTTTCTGATGGTGCTGGCGGTACTACATGGGCTGATGTTGTGCATAATACAAAATGGAATCTAGGAACATCTATTAGTGGAGAGGCTTCCGATAATGTATTTTCTGGTTCGGGATTAGAAAACTCCTATGTTGATGACTTTTATTTAAATACTAATACATTCGAGTTATATAAATGTACAAAATCTGGGGAAGCTGCTACTGCTACATGGTCAAAAATTGGGGTAATAAAAGGTAGTGATGGCAGTGCTGGAGAAAAAGGTGACACTGGTGCACAAGGACCACAAGGCGAAAAAGGAGAAAAAGGCGATAATGGTGCGCGAGGTCAAGGGGTTTTTACTGCAAAAGAAGCTTTAACTCCTAGTGGAACTACTACTGCAGATAAAATTAACAATGGAGAAAACATTGCTCAAAATGATACTATTATAGATATTAACGGTGATGTTTTTACTGTAACATCTATTAGTGACTCCACAATAAATTTATCCGAAAAATTATTTAGTTTAAAAACCGCATAATATGTAGAAAGACGCTTTTATTATAAAAGCGTCTTTTTTATTAAATTTCTGTAGGAGGTAAATATTTTGAGCTATAAGCCTCGAGTATGGAAAAGTAAAGAAGCTATAACAGCTCCTAAATTAAATAATTTAGAAGAAGCTGTAGCTAATTTATATAAAAAAATGGAACAAACAAATGGAGAAAATGTTATGCATATTGCTAATATAGAAATTAAACCTAATTCATCAGTAAGTAAAACAAATATTCCAGGAGCAACAGAAATATTAGTAGGAGATTTAATTTGTGATACAACAAACTCTATTTATCGAATAGAAAAAGTATCTGAAGATAATGTTAATGTTGGTGATAAAATTCCTTATTTAGATAGTGATAATTTATCAAATATGGAATTAACAGCAATTACAGATTCTAGTGGAAATCTTAAAGGATTGTCTGGAACGTATAAAACTAATGATAATAATATAAGAAAAATTTCATTCAAAATAACTCAAGAATAAGGAGGTTTAAATTATGGCTAATGAGGCAGAAGTTTTTGGATTACCTAAGGTGCAAATAACCTTTAAAACTAAATCTACAACAGCAATATCTCGTTCTGCTAGAGGAATTGTTGTCATGATTTTGAAAAACGAAACATCAGATATTATGAAAAGCTATAAAATTTCTGATGTAACAGATATACCAACAACTACTCCAGAAGTAGGATTAACATCTAAAAACATTGATTTAGTAAAAAAATGTTTATTAGGAACACCTTTAAGGGTTTTGGTATATACCATACCTAATGATGATGTAGAAGATGCTACTATAAATCAGAACAGTGTCTTAAAAGAAATTGCCAATATTAAATGGAATTATATCTGTGCTCCAACATCTACCGAACAAGAACAAGAAGATTTAGTAAGTTGGGTTAAATCTCAACGTAACAATAAAAAGAAAACTTTCAAAGCAGTTTGTGCTCATCAAGAAGCAGATGATAAAGGAATTATAAATTTTTGTACGGAACAGATAAAGGTAGCTAATCCTAATTATAAAGCAGACGATGGTAATTCTGAGGAAATTGGATATGTAGATGAAGCATATACAGATATATCTCTTGTGGCAGAAGAAGATGTTCAGAAAGAAGAAAAAGAAGAAGAGTATATAATTTATACAGCTAAAGAATATACTGCACGTATAGCAGGTATTTTAGCAGGATTGCCTTTAGATAGAAGTTCTACGTATTATCAACTAACAGAAGTTGTTAGCGTTGAAAAATACGAAGATATTGATACTCTTATTGATAAAGGACAATTATTATTAATTGATGAAGGCGAAGGTAATGGTGTAAAAATAGCTCGTGGTTGTAACTCACTAACTACGTTTACAACAGATGTAGGACAAGATTTCCGTTTTATTAAAATTATCGAATGCGTTGACATGATACAAGATGATATAAGAGATACATTTAAGTCTGATTATGTTGGTAAAGTAATTAATGATTATAATCATAAAATGTTATTTATTGCAGCAGTTAAGGTATATTTTAATGGATTAAAGGGAAATGTTTTAGATAATAGCCCTACTGCAACTAATGATGTAGAAATTGATTATCAGGCTCAAAAAGATTATGCAACATTAAAAGGTGAAGATGTTGAAAATATGACAGAACAACAAATTCTTGAATATAATACAGGAACAAATTTATTATTAGCAGGTAGAATCACACCTGTTAATGCGATGGAAGATTTATCAATTGATTTTAGTATGTAGGTGGTAAAAAACTTATGAAAACAATTATTCCAATAACAACAGACTATTTAGTAAAGAATTTAACATTTGAATTGCAACGTTTTGCTAGAGACTCAGAAGCTTATAAATATCGTGGAAATAGACGTTGGAATGGTTCTCATGGTAAAGCTTGGTGGGATGGAGAACTTCTTTTTGAAATTGTAAAATTTGAAGCTAAAGTTACAGCTAATCGAGAAGAAGTTATTAATGGTAATAGCGTAGATAGTAAAATTGTTTCCTTGAAAGGAGATATAAGTTTTACTCTTAAAAACGTTATTAATAGAAATATAAACAAATATCTTGAAGCTTGGAAAAATGGAACAGATCCACGTGCTAGCTTTGTTGGTCTCATTGAAGACCCAGATGCAGTTGATGGACAAAAAGAACGCATTTCTATTGAAAATGTATGGTTTGATGAAATTACATTAATGAGTTTTGAAAAAGGTAAAGTAGTTGAAAAAGAATATACTGGCGGTTTTACCCCAGAAGATTCTACATTTATTGAAACAATTGCAGCATAAGTAAAACATCTCTTTAGAGATGTTTTTTTATTTAGGAGGAAAAATTTTATGGAAAATAAAAAAATCGTTAGTATTCAGGATTTGATAAAGAATAAAGAAGCTATTCAAGAAAGAAAAAATAAATTATATGATATAGAAATTCCAAATTTTGGTGTGGTTACTGTAAAACAACCAACAATGGGATTAGTGGCAGAAGCTACTAAAATGGATGATGGCGGTGATCAGTATTTAATTTATGAAAGTTTTGTTGAACCAAAATTAAAAGATTCCGCCTTGTTAAAAGCATATGAATGTAGTGAACCTACAGATATTGTTAATAAAATATTTAAAGCTGGAGAAATAGCGTTTATTTCTAAAGCTATTATGTCGTGTGCTGGATATGGAAACGATTTAAAATTCAAATTACATGATGAATTAAAAAACTAATAGAAGAGGATTGGATGGCATCAACTTGTGCATATCTGGTTCTCAAAGGTCATAAAATAGATTATTTTTTTTCATTGTCTTATTTGGAAAAACTTTTTGTTTATTCAGCAATGATAAAAGAAAAAGAATCCGAACAGCAAAAATTAGAAGTAATAATAAAATCATTAGCCAGCATATTGGGTTTGAAAGGAGAATGACTAAATGAATAATTTTATTTTAAGTGCTACATTAGAATTAAAAGATAAAATGACTGCTGGTCTTAAGAAAACCCAATATGCTTTATCTGGTATTGCTGGAGAGTCTTTAAAAGTTACCAAGTCTACTGAAAAATTAAAAGAAAGTTTAAATAAAATAAAAGGCGATTATTCGGCGACAGTATCATTAAAAGACAAAGCCTCTCAAACCGCAAAAAATTTAAAATCAACATTAGAGCAATTTAAAAATAAAGATTATTCAGCAATAGTATCATTAAAAAATAAAGCATCATCACAAGCAAATAAAATTAAAAATGAATTAACTAGTTTATCAAATAAAGCTTTTACAGCATATGTAAATATAAAAACTAATATGCCAAATAGTGGATTTAATTTTAATAATAAAATGAATAATTTTGCTGATGGTATGTTAATGGGAACTAGTTTACAAATGGCTGGTATGGCAGGGATTGGATATACCGTTTATGATACTATAAAAACCCCTATGGATTTTGATACACAATTATCTGCAATAAAAGCTTTAATCCCAAAAGATGGAGTAGATGGACAAACACGAGATGAAATAATGTCTCAAGTTAGAGCTCGTGCTATGCAACTTGGGCAAGATACTGTATTTGGAAATACAGAAGTTGCAAAGGGAATGACTGAATTAATAAAAGCAGGTGTACAATTAAAAGATGTATTAGGCGAAGCATCTGAAGCAGCACTTAATTTGGCTACAGCAGGTGGTTTGGATTTAGCTGAATCAGCTGAAACAATGAGTACTGCTATGAATACATTTAAAGTAAATGATGCAACTCATGCTGCGAATATTTTAGCTGGTGCTGCAAATGCTTCTGCTACAGATGTGCATGAATTAAGATATGCATTATCTATGTGTTCAGCTGTTGCTTCTGGTGCAGGTGTTAGCTTTGAAGATACAAATACTACATTAGCTGTGTTTGCACAAAATGGCTTAAAAGGTTCAGATGCAGGTACCTCTCTAAAAACAATGTTATCTAATTTAATACCAAAAACAAAAACACAAATCGAAGCTTTTAGTAAATTAAATCTTCTTACAGAAAAAGGAACTAGTGCTTTTTTTGACCAACAAGGTAAGGTTAAAACATTAGCAGAAATAGCAGGTCTATTACAAGATAGATTAAAAGGAATGACAAAAGAAGAACAACTTGCTACATTGTATGATATGTTTGGTTCTGACGCTATTCGTGGTGGTATGATTCTAATGCGAGAAGGTACCGAAGGTGTAACTAAAATGTTTAATGAAATGAATAAGGTTACAGCTAAAGATGTAGCAATTACTATGTTGGATAATTTAAAAGGTGATATTGAAGAATTATCTGGTGCTTGGGAAAATTTTCAAATCACTTTAATGTCTGGAAGTGCTAATTCTGGACTTAGAGGATTAGTTCAAGAACTGACGGATATTGTAAAAGTAGCTACAGCTGGATTAAAAGATGGATTTGGATTAGATGATGTATTTACTTTAACTAAAAAAGGTATTGTAGATTTAACAAATAAATTTATAGCATTTGATGGAATTGGTTCTGTTTTAGCAGGTGGAGCTTTATTTTGGGGATTAAAGAAAATTTATGGTATTACAGTTGGAACTATTACCAAAATAAAAGATATAGTTAATATGTCAAAAGGTCTTTCTGATAAATTGCCTACAGGAACAGATAAGATAGCATCTGCTAAAGATTTAGTAATAAATGCTCAAAATGTTTATGTAAATGGGAAAACAACATCCGCATCAAAGCCTAATAATAATTCATCAACTATTTTAGGTCCAAATGGTAAGCCATTACCATCAAGTAGACCACAGCCTCCTATTTCTAAACCTCCTGCTCCTTTAAGTTGGAGGGAACGATTAAAAGGTATTTTTAGTAAAGGTTTAGAAAGTAGTAAAAAATATAGTGCAAAACTAGGTAAATTAGGATTAGGTATTGGAATTCCTCTAGGAGCATATAGCATATATAATGCTAAAGAGGGAGAAAGAGGTTTAGAAACTGCACGTGTTGCTAGTAGTTTAGCTGGCGGTTATGTAGGAGCTAAGGCAGGATCTATTGCAGGTGGAACAGTTGGTTCTATTATTCCAGGTATAGGAACTGGAGCAGGTGCGATTATTGGTGGTGTTTTAGGTGGTATTAGTGGAAGTATTATTGGTGAAAAATTAATCAACGATATTAGAGATAGTATTATTAATGGATTAGATGAAGTTACTACTAGTATAACGGAAGTAGGTAATACATTATATAATAATTTGTTAGCACCTATTGGCAATTTCGGAATAGATTGTATTAATTTTATTGTTGGTAGCGTATCAATGATGGGAGATATAATATCTCCTTATGTAAGTGCATTAGGAAACGGAATAAAAGATATGTTGATAGTACCTGTGGTTTCAGGTGTTTATTGGTTAGGTGAACAAATAGCTGTTAAATTTGGAGAGGCTAGTAATAGTATCCAAGAAATATTTAGTGGCATTGGTGATTGGTTTAGTCAAAATGTATTTGAGCCTATATCTAGTAAAGCATATTCTGTTTGTGAAGCTATTAGTGAAGCTTTTAACAGTGCTTCAAATAGAATAAAAAGTGTATTTAGTGGAGTAAGTAGTTGGCTTGATGCAAATGTATGGTCTCCTATATCTAGTAAAGCTAGAGGTGTTATGGATAAAATTAGTGAAATTAGAGAAAAAGGAGCTAATATAACAGGTTTAGAATCTAATTTAGGACATAATGCTACTGGAACGATGTTTTGGAGTGGTGGTTTAACGGAAATAAATGAACGTGGCGGAGAAATTGTAGATTTACCTACAGGTAGTAGAATATATCCTGCTCAAACTAGTGAACGTTTAATAAGAAAAGAATTATCTAACAATACTAATTCTTTACCTAATATAACGATTAGTGGTAATAATTTTATAATTAGAGAAGAAGCTGATATTGAAAAAATTGCAGATGAATTAACCAAAAAATTTATGCAAGCAAGTAGTGGATATGGAGGTATATGTTAATGAGCTTAGATAGTTTTATGAATAAAACATATAGTTTAATAAATATACTTTCTTTTGCCTTAGGTGGTTCAATTAAAGGTCGAAGACAATATATTTTATCTTTGGATGATGAAAAAGTTATATTGCCAGTTACTCCTATTGAATATAATAATAAAAGTTCACAAGATAATAAAATTGTAAATATTATTGATACTGGTGAAGTAATGCTATTTGGTAACCCTATATTAGAAAGATTAACGTTTTCTTCGTTTTTTCCTAGTCCTAAACATGAATATCCGTTTATAGTTACCGATGACTTAAAGGAACCAGTTGAATATGTAGAATTATTTAAAAAATGGAAAGAAAGTAAAAAACCTATACGAGTGATTATAACGGATAGTCCTATTAATAAGATGATGGGTTTGAAATCTTTTAATATTAAAGAAAAAGACGGTACTAAAGATATATATTATTCTATGGAATTTATTGAATATAAGGACCTTAATACGCCAATGGCTAATAATGATAAAGAAATAAACAATGTTACTGGATTAAAAGAAAGAGCATCGATTAAAAATACCCCAGATACAGTAACAATATTAGATGATGTTAATGATATATTAGATGCATCAAAAAAAGCTTATGGAGATTATAGACATTGGAGAAATATTGTAGAATCAAATAATTTGACAGATTTCGCTATAAATAATATTAGAAAGTTAAATTTGAAGGACTTATAAAAGATGAAAATATTTCATAAAGGACAAGATATTTCAAGATTTATAGGTAAAATAACATGGAGTGGCTCAAGAATTCAGGCTGGTAGAAAATTAGTTTTTGAATATTTAAAAGACACAAGAGATCCTAATTTACCAATAATAAATATTAATAATGGAGAAACAATATTAGGATATAGTGAAGATAATAATATTGTTTTTCAAGGTAATGTTTATGATATTGAAGAAAATAAAAAAGAATCTAGAGTTGTAATTACGGCATATGATAATTTATTTATTTTAAATAAATCCAGAACGACACGTAAATTTACAAACATTACAGCAGAAGATGTAACTGCTTCTATATGTAGGGAATTAGGTATAAAAGTGGGTAATCTTGCTAAGACTAATACAAATATAAATTTTATTGCTGAAAGAAAAACTGGATATCAAATAATAATGATGGCTTATACAGAAGCCAGTAAAATTACTAAAGAAAAATATCATCCAATAATGAATAAAGACGCTTTAGATGTGATTTTAAAAGGCACATTAATTGAAGATGTAGTATTAGATTCTACAAAAAATATGATAAATAGTATTTATAAAGAAAGCATTGAGAATATGATTAACCAGATAATGGTTACTGATGAGCAAGGTAATGTTATTAATTATATTCGAGATGAAGACCTTATAAATAAATATTCTATGATACAAGATGTATATAAAACCGATCCGAATAAAGATACTAATTTATTTGCTAGTTCTATGATAAAGAAACCTGAACAGAGTGGTTTGATTGAATGCTTAGGAGATTATAAATTGATATCATCTTATTCTGTAGAAGTTAAGGATGAATATTTGAGAGGTAAATTTTATATTAAATCTGATGTACATACATTTTCTAGGGACCAACATACAATGCGTATTGACTTAGAATTTGAAAACATCATGAATGAAGAAAAAGCTCAGAAAGAAAATAAGAAGGAGTAAAAATGGGAAATCCAATACCTAGCGTTGATCAATCTATGGGAAAATTGGTAGACGAAATATATAATATTTTTAGAAATAATATTCCGACAACAAATCTGATAGGTGTTGTATTAAAGCCACCACCAAATATAGAAATTAAATACAATAATATAGTACTAACTAAAAAAGAAGTATATATATCTCATTATTTATTAGCAGGATATAGAAGAGAAGCACAAGGACATTTAGTAAGTGCTACACAAAATCGTGGCGGTGGTAGTGGATATGCTGAATATCAAAGTCATAACCATGACATAAATAATGATTATACAAACGATATAATTTATACAGATACATTAAAAGCTGGAGACCTTGTAAGTATTTTCCCATTAGAAGGTAATCAGCTTTTTATTATTACAGATAAGTTGGTGAAATTATGAGTGATACTTTTCCTTTTATAGGAAATACTATACAAAATAATTCTATAAGTAACTTACCTTTATTTATTGAATATGCATGGAATTTTGATACAGATAAATTTATTTATGATGATGCAGGAAATCATGTTATTGTTCATGGTAATGAAGCTATAAAAGTTTGGATATATAAAGCTTTAAAAACACATAGGTATGGTTATTTAGCATATTCAAGTCAATATGGAATAGATTTAAAAGAGTTTATCGGAAAAGTAATGACATACGAGGAACGAATATCTGAATTAAAAAGAATTATAATTGAATGTTTAATGGTTAATCCCTATATAAAATCTATAAATTCAATTACGTTTAACAGAGAGAAGGAAAAATTAAAATGTTATGTTGATTTAACAACTATTTATGGAGATGTGAATATAGATGTATAAAGCTAGAACACAAGAAGAAATATTAAAAGAAATGTTAGCTGATTCTAAAACTAAAACAGCTTTAGTAGAAGGTACTTTTCAGTATGATTCACTTTCTGCTAATAGTATAGAAGTTGCTAAAACTGAAGTAGAAATTGAACAAGTAGATAAAATGGGTTTTGTTGAAACATCTTGGGGCGAACATTTAACAAAAAAAACAAAAGAATTTGGTGTAATTAGAAAAGTAGCTACTAAAGCTACAGGCGTATTAACAGTTATAGGAAATGGTCATATTTATGAAGGAAGTTTATTTTCTACTGAAAGTGGAATTCAATTTAAATCTTTAACTGATATAGATGTAAAAAATACAGCAGATATAAAAATTGAAGCTGTCACGGAAGGTAAAAATGGAAATGTTGATGCAGAAACAATAACGGTTATACCAATGTCTATAGTAGGGATAAATTCTGTAACAAATAAAACACCAACTACTGGTGGATACGATGAAGAAACTGATGATGAATTACGAAAACGTTATTATTTTAAAGTTCAAAATATAATCACTAGTGGTAATAAAAATCATTATGAATATTGGGCTAGAGAGGTGGAAGGAGTTGGGAGTGCTAGGTGTATACCTGTATGGGATGGTCCAGGAACTGTAAAAGTTGTTATAATTGATTCAAATTTAGGAGTAGCTGATGAAGCATTAATACAAAAAGTAAAAGAACATATACTAGATAATTGTAGCTTTGAAGCTACCTTGACGGTAACTACTGCCACTATAGTAACCATAAATATAAAAGCTAAAATAGATGGTTCAAAAAATGAAGAAGAATTTAAATCTAAACTAAATGAATATTTTAAAAGTATTGGTTTTGAAAAAGGTTATGTATCTTATGCATTAGTTGGTAAGTTACTTTTAGAGTGTAGTGGTATAAAAGATTATACAGATTTGACAATAAATGGCGGTACACAAAATATCCCTTTAAGTGAAGAAGAACTTCCTTCTTTAGGAGAGGTGGTATTAGATGTATATTCTACGTAAAAAACCAGTATACACATTAAGATATTTACCTGATTTCTTATCGAAAGATGATGTCTTTAAAAATACTGCACTTATTTGTGATAAACAGCATGAAAAACTAAGAGTAGATCTTTTAGATTTAAAAAATCAAATCTTTATTGAAACAGCAACATGGAGGTTGGCTGATTGGGAGAGAGTTTTAAATATATCTGTAAAACCAAATGCTACTTATGATGAAAGAAGAAATCAAATATTATTAAAGTTTCAAGGTGCTAATGCTGTAACAGAAAAATTTATGAATTCATTAATAAATTTATTTTGTGAAGGTAAAAATAGTGGATATATTATTCCACATAATTCAGAATATTGGTTTGAAGTTGTTTTAAATGGAAATCAATTTATTGACTTTGATGGCTTAGATAAAGCTATTAATGTATACAAACCAGCACATTTAGAATATAAATACTCTTTAAATACTAATGTTAATTTGAATATAAAATATGCTTCTAAGGTTAGCTTATATCGTAGATATCATATTTCTCCGAATACCTTAAATTATATTAATGTAAAAAATAAAAAATGTGTTGGGAATATTACTAGTATATATAAATATCAAAAAATGGGTATTAAATCTATAAGTAATGAAAACATAATAATAAACAATAATATAAAAACAAATATAAGAGCATCACAATTTAATATAATAAAAATAAAAGGAGGTAAGGTGAATGAGTGATTGGAATAGTGCAATATTAACAAAAAAAGGATTAAACCTACAAGCAAAAGTTGAAGCTGGTGAAACATTATTAAATGTAACTAAAATTCAATTAGGAAGTGGAATTTTAGATGCAAATGAAGATAGTAGTAATTTAATTGCATTGAAAAAATCAGAAAAAGATATAGAGATAAGTGATAAGATACCACAAGATGGCGGTTTATGTACAATATCTGGAGTTATAAGTAATCAAGATATTAATATCGGGTTTTATGTAAAAGAAATGGGATTATTCGCTACTGATCCAGATGAAGGCGAAATTCTATATATGTATACTACCGATAATAAACCAGATTATTTGCCTGCCAAAAGTACAAATAAAGTGGTTAATGCTTCATATAATATAGATGTTGCAATTTCTAATTCAGAGTTAATTACAGCTAAAATAAATCAAGTAGGTTTAGTAACTGTAGAAATAATGCAACATAATATTACAGAACATGATAGTTCAGAAGTTGCGCATAAAAGTGTATTTAAAAGTTTATTTAATATAACAGATATGACATTAGATAGTATGAAATCTATAATTCAAAATTGGTCTAAAAAAGTTTGCCTTCCACTGTATGGTGGAGAATTAACAGGTGATATAACAGCAAACAATGTATATGCTAATAACAATGTACTTGTTTTTAATAATGTAGCAGAAATGAAAGCAAGTAATAAAGTAAAAGCAGGATATACACTAAAGACATTAGGATTTTATCAAAGTGGTGATGGTGGCGGAGCTGATTATGTAATAGTAGATGATATCGGAGATGATGAGGTAGATGACGGCAGTATAATAGCTTTACAGAAAGGATTGTATGCAAAATTACTTGTAAAAAATAGTATTGTAGATATAAAAGTATTTGGAGCAAAAGGTGATAGTGTTACAGACAACACAGAAGCTATAAATAAGGCTAACAATTTTGCGAATAAAAATGGGTATACATTGTTTATATCTAATGGTATCTTTGGTGTAACAAGTGTAACATTAAACTGCAAAAATGTAATTGGTTCTTACAATAGTAACCTGTCTAAAATTCTATGCTTAGAAGAAGTGGATTTAATGATAGATAGGAAAAATTGTGATATAGCTAATATAGAAAATATTACGATAGATTGTAATAATAAAGCTAAAGTTTGTATAGATACATCTTACACTTTACAAAATGGTCCTTCTGTTAATGCTAACCATAGAAATATTAGGATTGTAAACCCTGTAGAAAAAGGGTGGGTAGCACAAAATAACAATGATGTATGGTGGGAAGGTGTACAAATTGCTGGTTCTAATAGTATAGCTTTAGAAGCTATAGGTACAGGGGGACCTATTACAATAAAAGATTGTAACTTTTTAAATGGGGAAACTGTTTTATCTGGACAATATATAAATCTTACAAATAATGTTATAAGTGGTCTTAGACTAGCTAGTAATGGGTGGAATGTTTTAAGTTGTATAGGAAATTATTTATTCCCAAATAAAGATAAAATAAACATAATATTAGATGGACCTTGTTTTGGTATGTCTTTTATTGGTACACATATAGAAAATAGAGATGGTGGAAGCATAATAGGTGGTACAGCAAAATTAAATACCAGAAAAATTTCGTTTGAGGGATGTCATATTTTTAGTACTTCTGGAACTGCTAACATGCTAAGTGAAGATATTGGTCAACCTTATTATCCATCATTAATAGAAATACAGGGCGGTACAATTAATATAGACGACAACATAAACTTAAATGAAAGGCTATATTTTTCATACAGCTTAAAGTATTGTAACACAAGTAATGATGAATTAGTGGAAAAAACACAGAAACTATCTTTAACAGATATTGAATTAAACAATGATTTTTTCTTTTTAAGAAGAATAACAGAAGGAGTAAAGATTACGATACAAAAAAACAATACTACTAATATAGATTTAGAAAACTTTACAGATATAAGCAAAGGCGCTATAGGATTTATTTTAATTCATACGAGCTATGACGCACCACGTTGTATTGTAGCTTACGCTAAGACAGGAAGTTACAATATTGCTATACAAAATATAGTTTCTACAACTGGTATAGAAAGTTATAAGGGAGCAACTATTACAGTTTCAGGTAAGGGGAATTCTATATCTATAACGAGTACAGCAAACAAAGATATGGAAGCACGCATAGTGTTTGTTGGTTTTGCGGGAGGTTATTAATATGCATAAAATTATTATATTAACAATATTATTAATGTCTTTATCTGTATCATGCTTTGCTAGTAGCTTACATGATATACAAGATAGCATACCAACAGATAAAGCCATACATTTTATGGCAGGGTATATAATTCAAGACCAGCTTCAACGTAATGCAAAATGTTCGCCGATTGAAGCTTTTCTTATTACTTCAGCTATTGCATGGGCAAAAGAAAAGTGGGTAGATGACCGTGTAGATAACAACGACGCATACGCTACAATGGCTGGCGGATTGTTTTATCAAATTAAATTTTAAGAAGGTGATTAAAATGCAGGAGTTTTTGGCGGATATGGTTTCGTTTTGCAAGACGATTATACCAGTCCGATTAGAGGTTGAATGGGGAGCGTGTTTCGCCACAGTGGGGACTATATGTAGTCATTTATTCGGCAGTTGGTCAAACTTGTGGGAAGCTATTCTATTATTAATGGTGTT